CGACCAGGCAAAAATTGCTTTGGACGAAAAGAAGCTGGCTTTGGACCAGCAGAAGCAACAAACCAACACGCAGTTTAACCAGCAGAAGCTGCAACTACAGCAGGCAAAGCTCAACCCGCCACAACAGCCGGGGGGAGGCCGCTATGCCGCTTAAAAAGGGCTCCAGCAAGAAGACAATCAGCGCAAACATCGGAGAGCTTGTAAGGGACTACAAGAAGGACGGGGCCATTGGGACCAGCAAGCCTAAGAGCAAGGCGGCTGCGGTCAAACAGGCGGCTGCCATTGCTTACAGCAAGGCGGGCAAGACCAAGATGGCCAAGGGCGGGTCGGTAAAACCGTCAAAAGGGGTCCAGGGTCCTTTCATGTCTGTAAAAAGACGTGATGCCAACCAGTTAACTAAGATATACTAAACTGTCAGTGAGTGCTATCAGACGGAGCCTTGTACCGTCTGCTTTTCATGGAAACCACCATGCTTGAATTTGCAGAAGCAGTTCTGAGGGAAATCAGGAAACTCCAGGATCAATCCAGACAGATTGTCCTGAACGGAACCATCACAGATATGGAGCGTTATCGCTACATGATGGGTCGCCTTGAGGGTTTGAGGATGGTTGAAGACGCCGTGAAAGATTTACTCAAAAAAGTCACGGACGATGCCGACGATCTTCTCAAATGAAAGGTAACTAATGGAAACCGTAGCTATTCCTGAAATTAACATGACCGCCCTAGAGCGTAAATGGGCCGAGGAGGCAGCCAACAAGCCGCCTGCCCTGGACGACGCCTACACAGAGCTGGGTTTTGACCCGGAGAAACTTGACCAGGCGGTCATTGACACCATTCCCCAGCCCAGCGGGTGGCGCATTGCCATCCTTCCCTACCGTGGCGCCGAGAAAAGCAAGGGCGGCATCGTCCTGGCTGAAGAGACTCAGCGTAAATCTCAGCTCGGCACCGTATGCGGTTACGTCCTGAAGGTGGGGCAACTGGCTTACGCTGATGAATCTAAATTTCCCACAGGCGCTTGGTGCAAGCAGGGTGATTGGATTATCTTTGGCCGTTACGCTGGAGCGCGCATCCCAATCGACGGGGGTGAGATTCGTCTCATCAACGACGACGAGGTACTTGGAGTGGTGAACAGTCCCGAAGACATTTTGCACATGTAAGGAGCAATGGTATGAATCAAGAGTTGGAATTTAAGATAGGCGAGGACGAAAAGCCCGCCACTGTTTCTATCGGGGAGGATGGTGCGGCCGAGCTAATGGACAAGCCAGGGAACCCCCAGGTAGAAACAACCTCGCAGGCGGCCCCTACCGGCGAGTTGGAGCAGTACAGCGAGAGCGTCAAAAAGCGCATTGACAAGCTGACCGCGCGCCTGCGCGAGACCCAGCGCCGTGAGCAGGCGGCCGTGGAATACGCCAAGAGCGTCCAGGCCCGCGCTACGCAGCTGGAGCAGCAGTACATGAGTGTGGACACCGAGCGCCTGGGCGAGGCGACAGGCCGTGTGCAGACGCAGGTTGTTGCTTTAAAACAAATTATTCGCAAGGCCCGTGAAGAAGGTGACATTGACACCGAGACGGAAGCCCAGCAGCGTCTGACTTCGCTTACTGTGGAGCAGAGCCAGATTGCCTATGCTACCCAGCAGCGCGAACAACAGACGCAGCAGTGGACTCAGCAACAGCAGACTGCGGCACAGCAGCCACAGGTGCAGGTACAGCAGGAAGTTGATCCACGGGTCGAGGACTGGGCTGAACGCAACCCTTGGTATGGGCGAGATACTGCCATGACGCATGCTGCGTGGGGCATCCATCGACAATTAATTCAAGTCGAGGGGTTTGACCCGAGCAGCGAAGCGTATTATGATGAGCTTGACAACCGCTTGAAAGACACCTTTCCTCAAAAGTTAGGTCAACGTCAGGCGCTAAATAACAGAGCCGCCAAGCCCGTGCAAACGGTGGCACCTGCATCCCGGTCATCGGGTATTAATAACGCACGCCGCACTGTCAGATTGACACCAAGTCAAGTTGCCATTGCCAAAAGACTGGGTGTTCCTCTTGAGGAATATGCCAAGTACGTAAAGGAGTAAGACCATGTCAGACGTCAAGATACCTACACTCAATCGCAATTCTCGCGGGACCGAATCTCGGGAGAAAGATGCGCGACGTAAACCCTGGGCTCCCCCTTCACGACTGGATGCGCCACCCCCGCCTCCTGGATACAAGCACCGTTGGATTCGAGCTGAAGCCGGTGGTATGGACGACCGCACGAACATCTCTGGAAAGCTCCGCGAGGGGTATGAGCTGGTTCGTGGGGACGAGTACCCTGACTATCATGTTCCAACTATGGAAGACGGCCGACATGCTGGTGTTATCAGCGTGGGAGGTTTACTTCTAGCTCGTATTCCGTTAGAGACAGCGGAAGAACGCAGTGCGTATTACCAGAATAGAGCGAATGACCAATTGCAGGCGGCCGACAACGAGTTGATGAAAGCGAATGCTCACAACAGCATGACCATTCAACGACCCACACGTCAGTCTCGCGTTTCCTTCGGCGGCTCTAACAAGGGCTGACGAATCCAACTTTTTTAAAGGAATGACAAATGGCTAATACCGACAAGGCTTCTGGCTTGCGTCCTATTGGCAATCTTTCTGCTACTGGTGCACAGAAACAGTACGGCTATGAGATTGCTGATAACCAAGCTGGAACAATTTTTCAAGGCGACCTGGTTGCTCTTGCCAGTGGATTTATTACTCGGTTTCTTCCAGCTACACACACTGCTGCGGTAGGCGTGTTTAACGGTTGCAACTACATTGATCCCACTACAGGAAAACCCACGTTTAAGAACTTCTATCCAGGCTCTGTCAACATCACAGCAGGAAAAATTGTTGCTGATGTGCTCGACGATCCTAGTCAATTGTTCTTGATTCAATGTGACGCAGGTTTTGTTGCTGCTGATGTGGGCAAGAATGCAGACGTGATTGGTACAGGCGGAAGCACCACCACTGGTGTGTCCACCATGGAACTAAACTCTTCCACGCTTGCTACTACAGCCGCTTTAAACCTAAAGACCGTTGGCTTGTACAACGTCCCAAGTAACGAGTTCGGCTCTTTTGCCGTGGTAATAGTCAAGATCAACGAACACGTGTACGGTAGTGCCGGTGTTGCTGGTCAATAAGGAGATAAATCATGGCAATTTCACGTGCACAACTGGTAAGTGAGCTTGAGCCTGGTCTCAATGCGCTGTTTGGCCTCGAGTATAAAAACTACGAGAACCAACACACCCAAATCTACTCAACCGAGACTTCAGACCGCGCGTTTGAAGAAGAGGTGATGGAATCGGGTTTTGGTGAGGCTCCTGTGAAGACTGAGGGCGCTGGCGTTTCATACGACCAAGCGCAAGAGGTCTTCACTGCTCGCTACACCCACGAGACCATCGCTTTGGCGTTCTCGCTGACCGAAGAAGCCGTTGAGGACAACCTCTACGACCGTCTGTCGGCCCGCTACACCAAGGCTCTGGCCCGCTCGATGGCTCAGACCAAGCAAATTAAGGCTGCGGCAGTGCTGAACGGCGCCTTCACCACCTCTATCGGTGGCGACGGTGTTGCTTTGTGCTCTACTTCACACCCTACTTTGTCGGGTCCTAACCTGTCCAACACCCTGGCTACGCCTGCTGACTTGTCCGAGACCTCCTTGGAACAGTCTTTGATCGACATCGCAGCGTTCACTGATGAACGCGGCCTGAAGATCGCTGTCCAGGGCCTGAAGTTGATCATCCCCAAGGAGCTGATGTTTACTGCTGACCGTATCATGAAGTCCACGCTGCGCGTTGGTACTGCTGATAACGACATCAATGCCATCCTCAACAAGGGCATGGTGCCTCAGGGCTACGTGGTCAACAACTTCCTGACCGATCCAGATGCGTATTTCATTAAGACTGACGCTCCTAACGGCATGAAAATGTTTGAGCGCGTGTCTATGAAGACTGGTTTTGAAGGCGACTTCGACACTGGCAACGTCCGCTACAAGGCTCGTGAGCGCTACAGCTTCGGCTTCAGCGATCCACGCGGCTTGTTTGGCTCACCTGGCGTCTAAGCAGCACTAAGAAAAGGCCCTTCGGGGCCTTTTCTTTATTTGTAAATGGTGTATATTCACTCTATTCCGGGCTTTCCGGTGTATCAGACAGTCCCGGCTGACGTTCATGCAGACTGATACGCCTAACTTGCATGTAAGGAAAAATCATGGCATCAACCACCTTCTCCGGCCCAGTCACGTCCACCAATGGCTTTATTGGCGCATTAACGGGTAACGTAACAGGTAACGTAACAGGTGATATGGCAGGAACAGGCCGCATCACGCACGCTACGACCTCCGCAATTAACGCCACTGCAACGGCTACTGCGGCTGAAGTTGCCACTGGCTACATCACTTCTACATCAGCTGCTGCAACCGTTATTACTTTGCCAACTGGCACGTTGCTTGGAGCAGCATTAAGTGCGGCCAAAGGTACGATTTTTGACCTGTACATTGACAATACCGGTGGCGCAAACACAGTAACTATTGCTGTTGCCACCAACGGCATTCTGTCTACCGCCGCTGCTGACACTCCCGGTTCATTTGGTGATTTGACCGTTGCATCGGGTGTAACAGGCTTGGCTCGTTTCACCATCATGTTCTCTAGTGCTACGGCATACGTGTTTACACGCACTGCTTAACTAGGAGCCTACTATGGCAACCGATGTCAAACAAGCGCATATAAACCAAAGTGGTTTTTTAGTGCTGGGGCGTAATCGCGTCAGAGCTTTGTCTTTTGTAGGAACGTCTTCAGCGGGAACATTGGCAGTTTTTGATACCGCTACTGCTCCTGTAACCTCGGGCGTTACGTACGGGCGCAGCGGAACAACCGTTACAGTAACCAAGACGGCTCACGGGCTTACTACTGGAGATGTTGTTGGAATTCACTTTGAAGCGTTTCCTTCTGCAACAGATGGCAATTATGTTATTACCGTAACAGGTGCAAACACCTTTACGCTTACTGACATCAACACGGGCACCATTACAGGCAGCCCTGCAGCGGTGTATGTCAGCGGCGGCGGTTCGTGGCTCTTGACATATGAGTCTGCGGCTACGGACATCTTTAATAATTCTCCGGATATTCCAGAGGACGGGGTATTGGCAATCAAGGGAGTCTATGCGTACATGGACAACCTGCTCGTTACCAATATTTTCTATGGCTAAAAAGGGTCCTTCGCTTTCTGTTGGCCGTGGGGAGAAGCTTCCGGTCTCCAAGGGGGCAGGCTTGACTGCCAAAGGCCGTGCCAAGTACAACGCGGCCACAGGCAGCAACCTGAAAGCCCCGCAACCGCAGGGCGGCAAGCGCAAGGATTCGTTCTGCGCCCGTATGTCGGGGATGCCCGGTCCAATGAAAGACGAAAAGGGCAAGCCTACCCGCAAGGCGGCTGCTTTAGCAAGATGGAAGTGCTGACATGGACATGATGATTTGGAATATTGCGCTGACCGCCGTTGTAGCTATGCTAGGGTTTATTTTAAGAGAAAAGTTTGGGGAGCTTACGCGCCTTGGCATTTTGCTTAATCGTACCCGCGAGGAGATGGCCCGGGACTACTCAACAAATGCAGAGGTTCAGAGAATTACGGACCACATTGACCAACGATTTAATCGGCTTGAAGAAAAGATTGACCAGCTCATTCGGGCAGGGAAGTAATGTACTTGACAAGCAACATCCCGTACTTTAAATGCTGGGTGCGCAAAGAGTTTACGAACGCTCACCAGAAGTACCAGGGTGAGTACATTCATGGGTTGGCGGTGGCAGTCACTACCATCCCAGATCGAAGTTTAAGTTTTCAGATCATCTTCACTGGCCTTGAGGCTGAAGAGGGCGAGAACGTGCATGGTGGGGCAATGTGGGCAAGGATGCCGCTTGCTGCGCTTGTTGGAGATATCCCGTTGGAGGTGTGGCCTGAACGTATGTTGAACCACTTGTCGCAGCCTTGGGACTGCAACTCATACAACCACTCCATCATCAGCTTGGAGCGTGCAAAGCCTTCTCCGTGGATGTGCAAGATAGGCGGGGAGTTTTACACCGGCAGGTATTTGTTCACTGTGGATTACG